TCAAAGATAATTTAAATCAAAAAGTTTATGTAATAGATGAAATACAATCTGACGTACAACAAAAAGTAGCTAAAATGATCAATAGAGGAGAAAACACAAAAAGATTAAATCCAGTGAACAATGACCAGTTGGTTCCTCTTTTCACTGACAGAAGAATACAAAAATTTTACGAAATAGAAGATGTTTTACAAAAAGGTTTGTTGAATGAAAAAAATATGAAAGCATATACAAAATTAAAAGATGAATATAAACAAATAGAAAAACTGCAAAAAGATGGCACTAAAGGTCAAGGGGATGTACGAAGAGTTCAGTATGACTATAAGGATAGTAATCCCTTTCAACCTTATTACGATAGTGTTAATGGACAAGAATGGGGCGCACATGCCATGAGACATTTAATTCAAAAAGCTGCAAAAAATGATGTAGACTTTATTGCAATAAATCCAGCTGAGGCTGTATCTTTAGCAAAAAGAAGTGATAAAGCTGTTGGTTCTGTAAAATTTTATGGAAATGCCGAAGGTAAAATGGGCTATAAAGGTTATAATTTGCCAGGACAAAATGAAAAAGCTGATGCTGTTTTACCAAAAGTTTTAATTGATTTAGCGAAACAATACAATACAGTAGCAAAAACAATACAGGTGGCAAAATCAGATCCGACTAAACCTTACAAAGTGGTTGGAAAAACTACTCGAGATTCAGGCGACGAATACCCCAAGTTTGGTGATGAAAGTTTTCCAAACCTTCAAGATGAACATTTAGCTGCATTTAAAACAAAATCCGAAGCACAATTTGCTTATGATAGATTAGAAGGTGCGACAAATATTTACAAAATATCAGCTGATGATCCAAAAAATTATTACAATGTATTTGGATTAAAAGTCACTCCTGAAATGAAGAAAAAACCCTTTAAATTATATAGAAGTAAAGGTGGTCTAGCAGTCAATATATTTAAATGGTAGACTTTTGATATGATTACAGATAAAAGAATTAAAAAACTACTCAGCGAAAGAAAGCGAAAGAAAGCTACTGCTGGGATTAGGGAGATTGCCGCAAAAAATAAGTCTTTGCAAAGATTACTTGCTAATACAACATCAAGATTTAATCCACTTAAAAAAGTCGGCGCTATTCCCACAGCTATTCCTATGAGTGCAAAAACTGGGAAATATGTGCAAGTTAAGTGTAAACTAGGGAAGAACAAAAAAACCAGGGTAACATAATCATGGCAGTTGAAGACAATATCGAAGTATCACAAGAAGAAATGGAGTCAGCTGAGCCTGTTAATGTTGAAATTACAGACGAGAGTGTTGAGCAAGAAGAGGTTCAAGAAAAAGTTCAAGATTTCTATGTTAACCTTGCTGAGGGCATGGATGAAAGAATATTAGCTGGTATGGCTAATGAACTACTTGCCGATTACAAAAAAGACAAAGAATCAAGAAGTGATTGGGAAAAATCATACACTTCTGGTTTAGACTTACTAGGTTTTAAATACAATAATGAAGATGGTCCTTTTCAAGGTTCAAGTTCAGTGACACACCCAATGTTAGCTGAATCAGTTACACAATTTCAAGCGCAAGCATACAAAGAGTTACTACCTTCTGATGGACCTGTCAGTACAAAAGTTGTTGGTTCTTTAACACCGGAAAAAGAAGCACAAGCACAGCGTGTTGAAGAATTTATGAATTACATGATTACTGAACAGATGGAGGAATACACTCCAGAGTTTGATCAACTATTATTTTATTTACCACTTGCTGGGTCTGCATTTAAAAAAGTTTATTTTGACGATGTTATGCAAAGAGCAGTATCCAAATTTGTGCCAGCAGAAGATTTAGTTGTGCCTTATTATGCTACTGATCTAAAAGACTGTGAGCGTATCACACATTTAGTTCGTATGAGCGAAAACGATATATTAAAAAAACAACAAATAGGATTTTATCGTGATGTCAATATTCTACCAAGTAGAATGGAGGACAATGAAGTGCAAGATAAATACAATGAATTAAGTGGTCAAAGCCGTTCAGGCGATGCTGAGGGTGATTACCAGTTCAATGTTTTAGAAATGCACGTTGATTTAGATTTAGTTGATCCTGAAAATAAGAGCGATGAAAAAAATATTAAGATACCATATATTGTTACTCTAGATGAAGGTTCAAGAGAAATATTATCTATCTATCGTAACTTTGAACCTGATGATCCATTACTAAAACGTAAAGAATTTTTTGTACATTATAAGTTTTTACCTGGATTAGGATTCTATGGGTTCGGTTTGATACATATGATTGGTGGTTTAAGTAAAACTGCAACAGCATCATTAAGGCAATTGCTCGATGCAGGCACTTTAGCAAACTTACCTGCTGGATTTAAGACTCGTGGTATGCGTATTCGTGATGACGATCAACCTTTTCAGCCAGGTGAGTTCAGAGATGTCGACATTGTAGGCGGAAGAATACAAGATTCTTTTATGCAACTACCATTTAAGGAGCCAAGTCAGACATTATTTCAACTTTTAGGCTTTGTAGTACAAGCTGGACAGCGTTTTGCAGCAATTGCTGACATGCAAATAGGCGAAGATGGTAAAAATAGGGCTGTTGGTACCACAGTTGCGCTTTTAGAACGTGGTTCAAGGGTCATGAGTGCTATACATAAGCGTTGTTATTACGCAATGCGACAAGAATTTAGACTTTTGAACAATGTTTTTGCTTCATATCTCCCTCCAGTGTACCCATATGCGGTTTATGGTGGTGATCGTATGGTAAAACAGGCTGATTTTAGCCCAGAAGTTGATGTTATACCCGTTGCAGACCCAAATATCTTCTCAATGTCGCAAAGAGTGACTTTAGCACAGACTCAGTTGCAAATTGCACAGTCAAATCCACAAATGCACAATGTGCATGAAGCTTATCGTCGTGTGTATGCAGCATTAGGCACAAAAGACGTTAATTCTTTGCTTAAAAAACAAGAAGAACCGCAACCAAAAGACCCTGCATTAGAAAATGCAGACGCTTTAGCCATGAAACCTCTAAAAGTGTTTGAATTTCAAAACCATGATGCGCATATTTTTGCTCACATGGCATTTATGAAGTCTAGAATGGTACAAATGAACCCACAAGTGTACGCTTTACTACAAGCGCATATTAGTGAGCACATATCTTTTAAAGCTAAAGCTCAAGCTCTTATTTTAATTCAACAAGAACAGCCTGAGGCTATGGCATTACAACAAACTAACCCTGATGATTTCAGGCAGCTTTTTGATGGTGTGCATGCGGAAAGAATACAAGTCCTGACAGAAGAATTAGTTGAACAAGAACAGCCTGCTGATGATCCATTGGTCAGATTAAAACAACAAGAGTTGGATATGCGTGCTGCTGACATGCAACGTAAGGGTGAAGAGTTCTTACTTAAAGAGGAGAGGGCACAACAAGAGTTTGATCAACGTATAGATTTAGATAAAATGGAACGTGAAGATAATGAAGAAGCGGGTAAAGAAAGAATACGAGTTGCAGATGCTAAGTTAGACATTATGCGTGATAAATTAAAACAGGACACTGGTAAAGGTGAAAAAACTAAGTAAAACAGTACCACCAAAAAGAGGACCAAACCCACAGGGTTTGAAAAATGGTGGTTGTCCATTTCGTGATGTAGGTGCAAGAAGCCCTTACAAAGGTGTTAGTGGTATTCAAGTTAAAGGTCAAAAATTTATAGGAGTTAAATAATGATAGGGTTGATAGTCAATGGTTTATCAAAAGCTGTAGGTGGATATTTTGAACACAGTGCAAAAAAATCTAAAGCTAAGTCTGATCTTAAAATAGCAGAGATTGAAGCAAAGACAGCTGTTAAGAGAAAGATTGTAGAAGGTAAAGTCGAGTGGGAGAACACCATGGCTGACGCTACCAAAGACTCTTGGAAGGATGAAGCATGGACTATTTGTTTTATTGCTCTAATAGTTATGAGTTTTATACCTAAGCTACAACCTTATGTTGCAGATGGAATACAGTTCTTATCAACTTTTCCTGAATGGTTACAATGGTCCATTCTTGCTAGTATTGGAGCGAGTTTTGGGTTAAAATCAATCGGTAAATTTACAAAATAGGAGGTCTCAATGCCTGGTATGAAAAAAAGTAAAGGTTATGCTAAGGGTGGCGCTAGAATGATGAAAGCCATGCGTGGAAAGTTGGCTAAAGGTTACTCCAAAGGTGGACCAAAAATGATGAAAGCCATGGGTGGTAAGTTGGCTAAAGGTTATTCCAAAGGCGGAGTGAAAAAGAAAATGACACTTGCTCAGTTAAGAGCAGCAGCTAAGAAAAAAGGGTATAAAGTAACCAAGGCTTAAATTTGTCACATTTAATATCAAACATACCTTTAGTTTTAAAGGCATGGGTAAGAAAAGAATTTACACACAATCATCGTGCGTATCACGGTGAGTTTCTACACTGCTACGTTATTGCAGTCAACACTATTCCAGATCGTTGTTTGAGTTTTCAAGTTATCTTTACTGGTTGTGAAGACGAAGAGAATCGTTTACAGAATCCGCATGGTGGTGCTATGTGGGCTCGTATGCCAATCACTGCATTGGTAGAAGATGAGCCACTTGATGAAATGCCACCGCCTATGCCGACACATATCGCTCAACCTTGGGATGTATCTTCTAGGGATCATTCCATCGTTGTCTTTGACCGAACCAGTTCAAGTCCATGGTTAGCTCGTATTGAAGGTGAGTTTTACACAGCAAAATATTATTTTACTGTAGATTATACCAACAGTGAAATAGCTGATGATCCAGCACAACACAAACAATCGCATGTTTTAGCATTAACTGAAGGACCTTGGAAAGGTTGTTTTGTGGCTTTACCGAATAACAGAGTAAGAGTCACCTCTCCTGCTATGTGGGTGACCGGTAATGGTCCACCTGACTTTATTCCGTCTCAGTGGACGCATAAAGCGGAGGCACATGACAGTTACATGGATTGGGAATACACTTTTGATAATTTATACGCACCAGAAAAGAAAAAATAAATGCACGATCCAGATACAATACAAAGTTTAATTCATTTTATTAGAAAAAGAGTCGATGAAACTAAAGACCATATTGTATATGGGGTAGACAACTTAGAACAATTACAATATGCTAAAGGCAAGATCGGTGCATATGAAGCACTGCTTCAGGATTTAAAAGACCTGCAAAAAAATGAGGGAGATATATGACAAGTAAGTCAAACATTATAAAACCAGATTATATTAAAGATGAAGTCGATTCATCAACTAACAAAGAAGGCCCAAAACCTACACAAGATTATTTAAAACATATAGA